TAATCTAATTGATGTAATGCAAATTCTTTATAGCTTATATATTGCTCTGGTTTAGAGCCACCTGCTGCAGGACTGCTGCATATAGCTATCCCAATAGCTACTAGCACCCCGCAAGCTACGCCCCTAAGGGGCTTGCGGTGAGCCTTTGAGAGGCTCTGCGCCGTTAGCGTACCATCGGTGTCAAATCTATTACTATAAGTGCTGGTCAGAGCGGTGTGTCTAAAGTTATCCACAGGTCATCCTTACTTGTCGGTTGAGTAGAACCCTTTACCTTTGAAGTGAACAGCTGTAGAGGTAAAGCCTTTAACCATAGGCTCATTACAATAGGTGCATGGCACATCTGGCTTGTCATACCACCCGTGGCTTATCTCCTGAGTAAGATCACACTCTAGGCATTTGTAGTCATAGGCTGGCATGTAAAGCACCTCTTAATCATGTAATCACCACAGGCAGGACAACGGTCAATATCCGAATCCTGTGGCTCTGTTTGTATGTGACCGTATTTGTGTTCAAGTAATGGTAAGAGATCACCTAGTCGGATAATGCAGGCATAGTCCTCTGCATGCTCTCCCTGTCCATTTAGGCGCAAAACAGCGAAGCCCAATTCCCCCGAAAGAGCTGTACGCGCTTTGTATTGTCGAATGTATTCTAACGGGTTAAACCCTTTACGAGCCTTAACCTCAACGTCGAAAGGTACATTGACGCAATCCTTACCATTACCCCTTCCGACAGAAGCGTATGGCCAGACAGTCGATAGGTACTGTGCGACCACGCGCTCTGTGCGGAAACCTCTGTGTTTCCTGTGCTGACTAGCCATTAACTGCGTGGCACTTCTTACATTGCCATGTACCAGCTGTAAGTATGCCATCTGCAATGATAGCTGGAATGATGATGTCGTGAGCTAATGTAGGCTCATTGCATAGCTGACAGTTGATAGTGGTATACATAGGCACATCTTCTAGATCTGTCCATTCACCATCTTTATCTATATTGTAAACCTCGATGTAACCCATTAGCTTAAATCCTCTACTGTATAAATCGCTCGTTTTTTTTGATCTATAAAGGTATATGTAACACCTTGCTTGGCATCAATTTTTATTGAAACTAAAAAGTCTGCATCTAGATCTTTAGCTTTAGCAAAATCTTTGATAAAATTGGTTATTAGAGAATCTGTAATCATTATGCCCTCGATTTCTGTGGTTGCCATTTGCCCTGACTGTTCATTTCATACCAGATAGCAGGACACTTGCCCTCAAAGCCTGAGTGACCTAATGCTGTGCAATCGTATTTTGCCCAATCACGGCCTGTCTTAGCAGAATGACCAGTCTTAAACACCATATGACCATGAGCACAACTAGGAACCTCCTGTGCCTCTGGCGTACCAATTATGGCTGCGACTGTCTCTAATGCTTTATCAAGCGTAACTGGAGCATCGACTACCTTCATGTAGTCATTAACAGGAGTAGTCCAGTAGTCCTGGTCTCCTGCCTTGACTTCTTGCACAGGTGGCTTTACTACTTTTGTAGCAACTACCTTGCTCATCTCTTCGCGGCTAGGGCGTTTTCCTTTAGGCGCATAACCTGCATTTGCAAGTGCTCTGCCGATCGCCGAAGTCTCGCAATTCTCCAATGCACTAGTCTGATTAACACCTCTGCTAGTAACCGTCTCCTCCGCGTATCCCGTTGCCCACGCGACAGAGTCGCTTGCATCCTTGAACAGATAAGCCTTAACAATGTATCTAGAAGCCTCGACAACTTCCAGCTCTGTTGATATGCGGAAATTCTTATGTTCGCTAATAAACTTCTCAAGTCTCACCTCTACTGGCTCGTATTCCGAAAGATTAAACATTTTTAAGCTCCTCTGCAAACTGTTGTCTTGCTCGCTCGGCTTGCATATTGTTTATTAGACAGTCGCAAATGCTGACTATTCTGCCGTTTTCAACCTTAACAGGTAATTTCCCGCCATGATTGCAATCTGGTTGATTAAACATATAGATCATTCTCCTCTGTAGCTAGTTCCCCGCCTATTGCCGCGTATGATGCCATATCTAACCAGCTGTCAAGGCTGTCTGCGGTTTGGTTTGTTCTGGCAAGTTTGACCAGAAGCATGATTCCTGCGACCTGGTAGTCGTGTATTGGTGTCTGTAAGTATGCTGAGAGGAGCATTGCTGTGTGTTGCAGGTTATCCGCAGGATGACCGTATGTAAGACCACGCTGGCTAATAGTGTCGGTGGCTGAGAGTAAGATTTCATTGGCTTTCATTCTTGCCAAAATTCTTGACGGCTTACGCTGCGACCGCGTGTGTAACCTTCACGCTTACCATCTCTGAAGCCTTGCCAGTACCAGACAAAGTTAGTAACTCCAAAAATAATAAAGATAGCTACAAATGTTAAAGAGTTCATTACTTGACCAACTTTAACTTAGGGTAGCGGCCGTTAATCTGGAAGAACTCCTCCAGGGTTACAGCGCTTTTGTACTCGTTGCAGTCCACACAAACTCCTGAGACTGTCATGTCAAAGTCACAGTACAGGCAGTACATCTTTTCCTGAACTGGCGATCCGTAGATCTCGATTGTTGCCATTTGCTTTTTCCTATCTGTAGCGATGCCCTTGATCGCTTACAGAATTAGAGTCTCACGCCTGTATGACATAATCAAGCATATTTAGGTAACGAAACGATAACGATTTTTAAGCGTATAGCTTCCCGTAAAGGGTAAAGCTGCCGTCCTTATTTATAGGCACTAGCATAGGTGTGACACGATCTCCGTGTGTTTCTATGACTGCTACAGACATCTGCCAGTTAGCACTTCCAGCCTTGAGATAAGAGGCTTTTTTCTTATCCATAACATTACCTGCCTCTAAGCCCCACAAAGTCCTGTATGAGCCTCCTAGACCCTCTGTAAAGGCTGATATGCCTGCTCTGTGGGTGTGACCACAAACAACAGACTTACCAAACTTACGAGCTAAACCTAGGGCTGTAAGGCCAGCGTTAGTGTTCATCGAGCCTTCGTCTCCGTGAACTAAGACCCATCCTCTATGGAATTCAAATGGCTTTTTATGAAAACGGATCCCCAGATCATTGAAACCCATAAAGCGGGAGTATTCGAGTTCTGGAAGTCCGATGAGGCTAGGAGCGCCTCTAACGAGAGTGTGGTAAAGACGATCGGTATGGTTGGATCTAGTGATGTCGGTCGTGCCGAGATCCCAGAGTATGTTTTGAGCCAGACTTCTATCGGCATCTAATTGACCCTCATATTCTAGGTGTGTGCCCTTCGCCCATTTACTTTGACTCTGCATATCTAGCTCGTCACCAGTATTTAGGACTAAATCAAACTTCTCGCGCTTTACTAACTTGATCAAATTCTTAACAGCTTGCTCATGATGATAGGGGATCTGTAGATCCGATATAACTAAGTAGCGTTTTTTAATCATCGTCCTCATCTTCGTAATCGCCAAACCTTTCTGGATCGGCTGGATCAGGCAAGATCCATCTAGGGTACGAAGGCGCATCTGTGATCATGAATAGGGCTAGGCCTTCATTAAAGCCTGCCTTACGAAGTGATTTGTAATACTCGTTCAAAGCAATACAGTAAGCATCGAGCTTAGAATAGCCTTGATCCTCAAGCGCCTTAGTAGGTTTTCTTGCCATAGCAGAATTATCGCTCTAGAAGGATGTTATAGATCTCATCGACACGCGTGTGCAGGCGCTTGATCTCTGCTAGTAGATGTGTGATGACAAAGGCAGAAAGACCACCAAGGCAGGCAATAGTGGCAAGATATAGCTGGAAGAAGTTTTCCTGTGTCACTTCTTATCTACCTCGTCTATGGCTGCCTCTAGCGCGTCGACAAGGATGTCAGCTGCTGACTTGCGGGCGCGGTATGACTTAATAGCAGTGCGGATTGCTGGAAGGATTGCAACTCCTGCAATACCAGCGATGATAAGAAATAGGTTATCCATTAGATGCTCCTAACATAGGTACTTGAAAAAAAGCACTATCATTGTCAGCTTCTTTCTTAAAACTGATGTGAATGTGCTTAGTGTGTTTGTTAGCCCCTGTGTACTTGCGCCACTTCCAGTTAAGGATGCTAGAGCAGATTCGCCCATCGTAAATGATGTAAGCAATACGTTTGTCTGTTTTTCCTTTGGATAAGGTACGAAGCTGATCAGCAAGATCTCCCATGATGTCTGGCTTTCCGCCTTTGTGCAGATCTTTGTCCACGTCAATGGCACGAACCCAACCCTGCTCATCTGGATTATGATCAGACTTGCGAGCAGCGTGTCGGGTATCACCGATCCAACCATCCGATGTGCGGTCACGATCTGGGAACGAATCATCAAACTGCTCTCTTAATTGGACAGCAGCCTTTGAGAGTTTAGGCTTCATCTGGAGTAGGAATCTCCGTCAAATGTTCCAACTGTTGCTCCTCGTAGGTTGATTTGAGCATTGAAGTAAATGACCCGTCAGCGTGGGTAATAATTGCGTGTTCTACGATTGCGCCATCTGATTGTTCTACTAAAATGATTTCAATGTTTGTCATTTTACAACTCCGCACTTAATCCGACATAGGAATTTACGTCTGCTCTAGGACTTAAAGCATAAGGTCTAAATTGGGTCAATCCACTACTTGCTTCTATTCTTAAAGATGTGCGATTAACATTTGAAGCATCTATTAAAATAGCAGTAACTGTTACTTCGTTTACAGTATCGGTTAGCTTTAATGCACCTGAAAAATCAACAGATGACGGTGCTGCTCTAAAAGTAGTTTTACTTCCAAAGGGAGCAAAGACTAAACCTGAACTAAAAGCGGGAGATGGTTCTGTGATAAAAATGAAAGAACCGCTTAATCTCTGATAATACCTTTGACAAGCGGCTAATTCCCCTTGGATGCTTCCAGCCTGACGGCTAAATCCCGATGCAGTAGCAGCTGTTTCAATTTGCACACCTGTGATTTGATAGCTGTCATCTGCTCCAGCGATACCTGTTGGATTGTATGTAAAAGCAAGACCAATCTGAGTCTTAGTTGAACCAATTGCTTGAGTTTGAGTAAATCGCTGCCATGATGTTGTCAGTGTGTTGTTTTGATTGTATCCGCTAACGCCAGTCCAAGCCGTCATATTGTTAGCAGCTTGATCTGTGCCTTCTCCAGCGTAAATTGTAGAAATCAATATAGAAGATCCAGAACTAAAATTAGCTCCTGCTTTAGCGTAGAAAGAGATAGTCACAGTCTGCCCGGCAAAACGCAATGAATCTGTAGTCTCTAAAGCTTGGCGAAGATGTAGCGTGTCTGTATTAGCATTAACAAGATCACGCTGCGATTTTAGAGCGTATTGAAATCCAGTCTGTGTAGAGGCTACACGCGAGAAAGTCGCTCCAGCAGAAAATGCGCTGCGAAAGTTTAACCATCTATCTGCTGTGTAATTGTATGCTGTGCCAATTGATGAAGTGCCACGCTGCCAAATGTCAAAGGCTGAATTGTAAAAAGCATTTTTTCCTGCTACATAAGATGAACCGCCAGAAGCTGTAGTCCACGTAAAGTCCATGTCTGTGTTAGATGTCTTAGACAACACCTGACCAGTAGTGCCACCTTTAAGCTCTGCCATAGAAGCATCAATCGAATCGCCTAATGTCTCGATGGCAACTGCGCCATTTTTAACTAAGTCGCTGGATGTGGGAACAGTCCATCCGAAATTGGGTGTTGTTGTTGCCATTAGGTTAGTGCTCCTGTCGCATTTGTCCAAGTAAGTGTACCATTTACGCCTGTCCAGATTAGTGATGCAGGCAATACTGTTTCCCATTGAGTCGTGCTGAGTGAGAAGTCTGTAGCTGAGATATAGAGTGTTATGTCTACATAGTTAGGGGTAGCGTTAAGCGCTACATTCTCTACAAAGCCATCAAATGTACCGCCTAATAGGTTAGACGGTAAATTAGTGATAAGTACAGGCTGGCCAAAAAATACGCCAATTAGGCTGTCAAGCATGGCTGTAGGTAGATCTGGATTGTCCAGTCTAAAAGTAATAGCTCCTAAGGAACCTCTAGGGTTTCTACGAAGGTTTAACTCTCTAGAGGCAATGTTAGTTATGTCAGACAACCCCTTGATGTTTGATTCGGTAGACTTCTCAAACAGCCCAAAAGAGGCAATAGAGTCTGTGTCGGACACAGCATAGGTAGAGCCGTAAGCTGCCCCGTACTTATAGATAAGGCTATTGCGAATACGGGCTATCTGTGTCTGAGAGGAAATAGATCTAGGGGTGGCATAAGAGCCATCTAGGTTAGTAAATCCATTTGCTGCAAGATAGGTCGAACGGTGATCAGCATCGTCATAGCTAACATCGCCATCTTTTTCTTCGTAGATCTGGCCTAATGCGCTAGTAGCAATCTGGTCTGCAAGAGTCTGAGATTTAGCTGTGGCATTGGCCGCCAGGTTAATCATGGTGTAAAAGCCTGGGTCAATAGTGCCAATGTATGACTCTGCCTCTGACCATGTAACAGTAGCAGGATATGTATGCCAGGTCACAGTAGGGGTTACTTCTGCCCATGTAAGGTTAAGCGCGGATCCTAAGATCGCTTCAATCTGTGCGCCGTCTAAGCCTTCTGCTAGGGCTGTGTTATAGACAACCTTAGTTAGTTTGGCAAGCGAGCCAATACCTAAGATAGTGCCAGTAGTTACATAGCCCGATTCTTCTGGACTTCTGACTCCGATCGAGAAGTCTGATACTTCCCCGCCGAACACGGTCACATAAATGCCGCTGCCGTTTTTGACTTCTAGAGTTATAGACTCTGTGACATTTATAGTAAAAGGTGTGTTATCTGTGTTAATAATTTCTACTCGACAGTAACCTGCTGTAGCTTGCCGATCAATATCTAAACGGCCAGATGCAAAAGAAATAGCTGTGACGGTCGTGTAGACATCGTCACCTATTGTAATACGCCATTCTGGGAGCCATGTCATGCGATTGTGTAACCTCTTAGAGTACCGCGCTGTGCTGCGCTAACTAGGTATTGGTCAAGTGCCTCTGCAATAGCGTTGGGATCGCTTCCTACGCCAGCGTTAATAATAATGGTATTTCCAGCAGAAGTGCCTAATGAGCTTGCATTAAATGCTGCTGCATCTAGTTCATTCTGCATATCTAGCAGATCAGCAAAAGCATTAGCTCTGGCAGAAGCGGCATCTGCGTATTCGAGAATAGAATCGATAGAAGCCTTAGCCGCTACATCCTTAGATACAGGCGCGATAAAGTCACCTACTGGAATACCGCTAGCTGCTACGCCACGGCTTGCATTACCTGAGACTTGACCTGTGGCAATCTGCCCTAGCAGGCGTAAAGCCTCTCTAAGGTTTTCTAGATCAATTAACTCTTTAGGTTTTAGACTTTCTAAGATTGACTTAATAGCAGTCATTTGAGTGTTCTGACCAGTCAAAGCATTAAGGATCTTGACATCTTCGTTTAGTTTAGCCGTTGCTGCGATGATTGCCTTTTCGTCTTTTGCTGCGATAGCATCTTCTAGCGCATCGATCGAGCGCTTGACATTTAGGCGAGCAGTATCATTGGCAATCTGTAGCATTTGAGCAGCGTTTGTAGCTCTACCTAGCTGTTCAGCTTGATTAGCAAGAGCGGCTGCGATCTGGATCTTATCTAGATCAAAGACATCGTTACCCTTACCTAGAGCCAGGTTAGCCTTATCAATAGCGTTAGATAGTTTCTTAGCAGCTAGGCTCTTTTTTTCTGCATCGAGCTTTAACTTAGCCTGTTTAGCCTGCTCTTTTGCGTAAGCTGTAGCTAACTTCTCTGCTGCCGCGTTAGCTTCTAGCTGGTACTTAGTAGCGTAGATGCCACCAAACTTCTGATCTGCCATATTCACCTTACGGGTTTGAGCACCCGATTCGGCTAGTATGTTGATATATGAACCTAAGATTGGGATAGCCTGGATAACATCTTTTAGGCCTGCTCCACTAAAGCCTGGGATGCTTTGTAGTCCAGAGCCGATGTTGCCAATGCCGCGGACTACATCTGCAATGTAAATCGACAGGGTTTCCATATCGCTAGTTAAGCCTTCAATAGATGTATCGCCAGACAATGCAGTCAAGGCATCGATAATTCCAACACCGATGTTTTCCTTAACATTGTTAGAGGCTACGGCTAGCTTATTCATTGAGCCTTCGTAAGAGTCTGCTGCTCTCTTACCCTGACCTGCGAACAGATCTGTTAGGCGAGCCTGGATCTCTTCAAAGCTAGATGATGTTAGTTCTGCCTTAGAAAGTCCCACACCTAAACGACCTAATGCCTGAGTCTGCCCTAGGTAGGCCTTTTGGAGGCTTTGTGAGACCTGACCTAAGTCGCGCCCTGTGCCAGCACTAATGTCTAGTGCAAGGCTCATCAGATCTTGAGACTTAGTAACTGATCCTGTAGCACGAAGTAAGCGATCCATCGCTGGACGCAGTTCATCGTCTAGCTTGCCTGTAGTGCGCTCTAAGGTACTTATGTAATCATTAAGTGAGTTAGCCGTACCTACGCTCTGAAACCCTAAGTTTTTAAGAGTTTGAGCTAGGGAATCTTGAGCCGCTTGATCTGCTGCGGCTGCCTTAACAGCTGCGCGACCATAAGCAATTACGGCGGCAGTACCAAAAGTAACGCCAAAAGTTCTGCCTAAGTTCTTGACATTCTTAGTTAATTTGTCGGTAGCGGATTCAGCTTGCTTAAATGCTTTTTTGCCTGTGAATTCAGCAAGAATATCAATAACTACATTACTCACGCTGACTCCCTAACGCTGCTAACGGTTGCCCGCTTATCAAAGTTTTGCTTAGCTGTTTCAATAGCCTTAAAGATTGCAACTGTCTGTTTTCCTTGATCCTGCTCCCACGCACGAAAGATTAACCGACCGCGCATGTCTTGCCCATTACGCTTGCGACCATAGATCGGGCCTTGCTGTACGAATCTAGCACCCGCATTAGGGTTGTTAGACTTGCTGGCTGGATCACCGTTAGGATTCTTACGGCCAGCTGTCTCATAGATAGCACCTGCTGCTGAATTATTTCTTACTCTAAACAAAGACCTAAAGCCTTGAGAGTTTGGCTTGCCATAGCCTGTGCGATAGACAATGCCACGCTTAACTGTGCCTGCATCATACAAAGGAAAAGGACGCAGTCTGCCTTCTACATTAAAAGTTCTAAACATAGAATTCTTAGCAGTAATCTTTCTGCCTTTAGTATTCTCATTCCAGTTATAAAGACCGCCTGGAGAAGCGCTAGGCACAAAGCCTCTAGCTGTAGATTGGATAACCTTGAGAGATACTGTGATCTCTTTAGTTAATTCTTTAGCTAGATCAGGAGCATAAGCGTTGAGAGCTTTACGAAGAGCGATTACGCCCTTTACGCTTGCTGCCATCGCTAATCTCCTTCGCTTCGTCCTTTAGACCCTGTACTAGAGCATCTAGCATGGTCTTATCTAAATCTAATAGGTATTGCGGCGGGTATCCCAACCTAATGCTCAACCGAGCGATTAAGTAGGTGAATGGGAGATCCCGCTTTAAGCTAAAGGGTCGGAGTCCTCGACAGTTACGCTCTTAAGCGTTTCTATGAACTCGATCCCGTACGGAGGTACAGTCTCACCTGACCTGCGAACAATTTCCCAAGCCAAAAGGTAGACATGCGACTGGCGTTCTTCCTCACGAAAGGCCTTATGGAAACCCGTTTTAGTCTGTTGTTCAAAGAAATACTCCACGGCTGGCGTGATTTCTCCTTCAACAATACTTCCATCTGTGCGTACTATCTTTAGTCTTGCCATTGTTCTTGCCCCTTTGTTAGTTGTTTAGACTGTTGTTACTGCGATTGTGCCTGATACATTCCATGTAACAGACTGTGTTGATAGATCTGCAACTGCACCGTTTACAGGTGTGGTGTTGTTTACTAGGCATGTCATTGTGTATAGCGGGTTAGTTGCTGATACTGCGTCTGACTTTTGCTTAAATGTTACAGTAACATTGTTACCCCATACAGAAGATGAGTTAAGTGTCTGTAGAGTCTTAGCTGTTTCTGGATCATTCAGGAAGTCGATAGTAATGCTTGAGGCCTCTAGGCCTTTTACAAAACGATGACCCTGATCGCCAAGACTTGTGACCTCAAGCTCGTCAAAGCTACGATTGATTGTTACATTTGTAACCATTGTAGAGAGATCTACCGCATTAACAGTTAGAACTCCCGTATTTGCTAGATAAACTGCCATCGGATTATTCCTCTTCTTTCTTAGTTACTGGCTTAGGTGCTGCTGGCTTTACCTGACCGATTCTGATCAGGAAGGCTTCGTTCTCTTTTTCCCATTGTGCCATATCGGTCATGGTTATTCCCATCTCGTTAATATACTTACGGACATCTCGCAGCTTAAAAGGTCTCCCGATGCAGCATTGAGAATACTAGGTGCGCTAACAGCGCTTACATTATAGACCAGGCCAGATGCCGCTAACTTAGCGAACACGCTAACAACAACATCTTCTATACCGTTTAGGTTTCCTTCATTGTCAAACAAAGGAACAGTCATAATAATCTTAAAGTTGGCCATTGGAGCTACTGTGATCTGGCTATTGTTGTTAGGTGTTAAATATGGGTCATCTGGACTCACGATGCAGCTATTAGCCAGAACTGTGGCAGGAGGAAAAGCAAATGTTGAGTATCGGCTGTTATCTACTAGCGCTGTAGCTAGAGTAGTACGTAGTGTAGTTATCGCAGGTGTAGGCATTAGCCCACCATGCTGCGTGGATCTAGCGCGTGTGCAATCAATCCTCGCACCTTAGCGAGAAGCTGTGCGCTCATTCGGTAAGGGCTTGGCTGGAAATCGACTGCGTTACTGCCAGAAAGGGTGGCTGTTCGCGCTTGCCAGATTTCTACAGATATCATAAGAGCCGCGTTCTGGATACTTTCGTCTGTAGTCCAGTCTGCGTTTGTAGCACCTGCCACTTGACCTAATGGACTAAGTGTGTGCTGTGTTGTTGCAGTAGGTGAGCCAGTTACCGCAAAAGTGATTGAGTAAGGGCTTACAGAAGTTAAAGTTTTTGTGCCATTAAATGGAGATCCGTTGCCTGTAATTACTACCGACTGACCTACATAGAAAATATCTGTAACATTTGAATCAAAATACAAAGTACCTGCTGTGGTGGTATTGCTCTGACCTGAGTTGAACTGGTAGTTATTCCATAACATAGGAAGTAGGACTGCATCTGCGGCATCTGCCACGGATTGCAAAACGGCGTCACTATACAAAGTACCGACTCCGAGTGTGCTACGGAGTTCTGCGACTGTTGTTAATGCCATTCCCATTCCTTTCTAAAGACTCTGGGGAGTAGAGGGCTACTACTCCCCAGAGCGACTTAGTGTGTTACTTATGCAACATTTAGCTTGCGGAACGCAGCTGGGTAACGGTTTACTACCGCAACATAGCCGTAAATTCCGATTTCAAGCTGACCATTTGCAACAACATTGGCGCGAATTTGTAGAGTACCTGACTCATGGAATCGCATTGCCATTGTTGGGTAAACGAGTGCATGCTTTAGACCTGCATCGTCACCTGTGTAGTTAGGATCTACTACTAGACCCAAACCTGCAACTGTGCCGTTAGTTGATCCTTGTGAGATCAAACCGTTAGCGTTCTGTGGAGCTGCTGCTGCGTATAGAGCACGGCCTGTTGTATCTACTGCACCTAGTAGGCCAGCAAAATCAATGCCATCTTCTCCACCTGTTGTTGCAACCAAAATGTTGTTAGGTGTTTGACGCATTACGCCGTATGAATCTGAGATTCCCTTAGCGATTGATGCGTAGATTGTTGCAGCTGATGACTGTGTTGCACCTTGCGCTGCAATTGTTGATGCGTAAGCATCTGTCTTCTGTGCGTATGATGCGGCCAACTCACGAAGATAAAGATCTAGGAAAGATGGGTCGCTGCGATCTACTAGCTCAAGATCTAGTTTTCCGGCGCCTGCAAACTTGACCACTAAATCTTCTTGAAATGTGACCGCAGTATCGGTTGATGAGAATTCTGCGCCTTCTGCTGTCAATGCAACAGTTGCCTGAGCACCTAGCTTAGGAGTGAAGATCTTCATTCCAGAAGCTGGGAGTGCAGCGCGCTCAATTGAATCAATGAATGGACGCTGTGAATCGATGATACCGATAACATCCTTTAGGTATGTTGGAGGAACCATTCCTGTGTTCTCTGCAACTGTTGCAACCTGTAGCGCTGCTACGAGGTCGCGTGCATCTGCATCGCCGCGTGCTGCATTGATCTGTGCCTTAGCAAATTCTCCTGCTGTGACATTTAGGTTTACGCGTGGTGATGTGAAGTAACTTGCTGTAACTGTAGGACGAGCAGCTTCAACGGCTGCTGCCTCTACTGGTGCTGCAACTGCCTCTGGAGTGTTCTCCATAGCTGTCTCGCTTTCTGTTTGTTGGGTTTCTTCAACAGGGATAACTTCCTCTGCTGCTATCTCTAAAATTTCAGAACTCGCAAATGCGGGAACCGTTACTAGAGAAACTTCTTTTACTCTGGCCAGGGAAACTACTGTATGGCCGTCCTTAGATGGCTTTGATGCAAGAATTTCTGCACCGATGCTCAAACCTGTAACTAAACCTTCTTGAGCCATAATTAACGCGTCATTGCCGCCGCTTGAGCGACTTAGCTTGAAGGTTGCATAAACTCCGTCTGCGCGAGTCTCTGCTGCTGTCATGCGACCAATTGGCTTCTTAAGATCATGCTGCGATAGCAATTTAATTTTTGATGGATCTGCAATATCGATTGATCCTGCCGCAAATGTGTATGCGCCTAAGTTTGTGTGTCCAATTTCGCCTGTACCTAGTGGCACAATCTTTCCTGAGATTTCACGGCGCTCTTCTGAACACTCGATTGATGATGCTTCGATGTATAAGGTTTCCATTAACTGGTGCTCCCGTTAGGTGATAGGTTTTCCATTTCCATGGCTTGCTCTGTAGTGATCAAACCTAGTGCGAGCATCTTCTCTAGCACTAATAATCTTTCCATTGTTTCTGTACGCAAAAATGTAGTGTCTAGCGCAAATTTTACATAATGTCCAGAAGTTGAGCAGTCATCCATGCTTAGACGAGACTCAATGGCAGAGACATAAGGTTGCAATGTTAAAGCTACTAATTGTTTTCTTTCTTCAACAACATTGGAATAGGTCATGCTCGTATTCATTGAAGCGGAAACATAGTAAGGATCTACAGAACAAAGACGCGCACATTCTGTCGCTAGTCCTTGAATTGCGTCCTGGTATGCCATGTCCTTAGGAGAGAAGCCCACCGTCTGATACTCAAGAGTGCTAGTCAAATATGCGACTCCGTTATTTTGGCGAGCGCGTTTCCAAGCTGACAATAGTCCAGATACTTCTGCTGGAGGAAGGTCAGCACCCGAATTCTTTAAGTAGCCAATCGCGGATGGAGTTTCTAGAGCGACTGTTGCAGCCTTCTGTGCATCTAGCGCTGCCTTGATTGTGCTGCCACCTGTAGCAAGGATGCCTTCATCTTTTTGGAAAGTAATTAAAGATCCTAGACCTGACATAGGTACTGGCTTGCCATCTACGAAGTATTGTGTAACAAAACTGTTTTCTGTATCTGTATTAAATGTAACGCGGTTATTTGCAACCCAATGTGCGTTAGCCATTCTGTTATCTTCAAGATAGGTCTCTGTAATCATCCAGTACGAGACGCCATACATAAGGAGGCTGTCAATCGTGAAGTAGATGGTTTCAAATCGTGGCTGTGCCTTTGATGGCTGTTCAACCCATCTAGGAGCTGCAATCTTCTCACCTGTAGACTTTTTGTAATACTCTAAAGGAATACTTGCAATCGTTCCTGCAATAAGATCTCTGCATCGCTTGATACTGGGAACCTGTAAAGCCTGTGCGCGAGTTACATAAGTAGGAAAGTAATTACCATAAGTCAAGTAACTATCTGACATGATTTGTGGAGCTTCTTGAGCTTCCACTATTTCAGGCTTGCGCGAAAAGATACCCATAGACAGAAAGTATAGCATTTGTCAAACAATTAGACAATATGCTAGTGCGTGTCTAACTATAGATCTGTGGCTTGGGTGCTGGGAGCATTAGCTTAGAGACACACATTGCTAGCCCAATAGGAGCTGAGATGTCTCCAGCGCTTTTGCGCTTGATAATGCGCCAGGCCGAGTCATTGACTTTAGCTGCACAGTTGTTCATCTGTTGAATGAATTCTGCCATGCCATTGTGAACAACGCGATGATTGACTAATCCTTCAAGGAAGTCTCCGCAGGCTTTATAGAACTGCTGGCCAGAGACATCTTCACACATAACGCCAGCTTGAGATAAACGATCAGCGATTGTCTGTGTAGCGTATTTGTCATAGCAGACCAGGCGTGGATGGTAGATGTCGCACCATGCCTTGATGCTTGCAGCCATCTTTAGCTCATCGATAGCCATCTGTGAGGTAAAGGTTTCTAGGATTCCGATGCCAATCCTGCCGTCTGGAAGTAATTGTCCAGCGACTAAAGATGCGTTCCTTCTGGAAGGACTGACATCGAAACCAAACACAGTATACGCTCCTGGAACAATTTCTAGGGTGTTATCCGATGTTTCTTCTAACACGCCATGCGGCCATGGACTTTGTAGGCTATCGATCCATTGGCAGAGCGTTTCTGTGCGTGTCTGCTCAATTGGGTTAGTCGCAATCGCTTCCTCGATTGATTCCTTAGTAATTGTGTAGCCTAGGGCTGGATTGCTAGGTGCTACAGCTGTGCGCCAGAAAGTATCTGTAGCTAGATCGATCTTGCAATACTGTGGAGCAGAATACTCATAGTAGCCAAAAGTAGCTGGAGGATAATCTTTAGCGCGTTCGACCAGCCCGTTCAGCACGGTCGAGAAATGGTCTCCAGCATTGCTAGTCAGGAATGTCTGTGCATTTGCTCTGGCTCGCGTTACTGGCACGGCTGCCTTAAAGCCATCTTCTGAGATTTCGCGTACTTCGTCCACCCATAAGAAGTCAGCAGTACGACCTCTGGGAGAGGAGCTATTGTCGGAGATAACATCTAAAGTCGCTCCGTTAAGTAATTCGATTCTTTCGCCGCCGTTAGCGTAACGAATAGCCTTAGTCATAGCCTTTAGCTCTGGAGTGCTCTCAATCGTCCAGGCAATCTCTCGAAACAGCATGAGAGAGGTAGCACGGTTAGCAGACATGATAATGATCTTCTTTTCGTCTCCATAAAACATACCCCAGATGACTCTGACTCTTCCCAGAAAACTTTTGCCATTCTGGCGTGAAATTAGCAACAGGCAGGTCTTTCTTTTGTATTGGTTCTTATTGTCCACGCTCATCATGTCCTGGAGCACCCATTTCTGGTATGGCATGAGTTCTTCCATCTTTAGACGCTCAACCATTTCAAAAATCTCATTGGCTCTGGATTTACCTTTGAGAAGTGGACTGTGGACTCTCGCTTCGGTTGCCCCTCGTAGCGGAAGTTTTCTTTTGGGTTTATCTGTCATGAGCTTGGGTTAGGTCGGATCTTAAACGGACTGTCTGCCATCAACTCCGACTTCATCGGGGATATAGAGGCAGGAAAGACAGAGGGGGTAGCCATTGAGCCTAAAAAAACACCTTCGTCCTTTGATGACTTGCGTAAGTTGCAATTACGGCACAGC